ATCTCAGCACAAATGATGTGTGACAAACACATTCCAAAAATGATCGTGGAGGCAGCTCAGATGCTGTCTACCGCGCATCGAATGCTTGACGGATATATGGAAAAACGTCCATCTAAATCAGGTAAACGTATGGTAAACTACTATGTTCATCGTAATAATAACCTTGAGCATGTACTATATAAAGCCGTACATCACCATCATCCATGTACCGTTTGGACTATGGCCTCAGAAGCCAACTACAGATGGCACTACGATCACTTCTTAGCCCTCTGCAGTGAGTACAAATATCGTTATGGTAAATTACATCTGACAGAAGAAAAGCTATCAGAAGTTCTGAGAAACCCTCCTGCAAAGATCCAAGACGTTGGATTAACTCCTTTTGCACAGGCCATGTCACACTTTCCAGAGTGTATTGTTAAAGGTGACGCCGTTAAAGCATATAGGAATTACTATCATGTCGCTAAGAATTTTGCTGTCTGGAAAAAAGCAAGACCGGCTCCACATTGGTGGGAAGGCTTTAAAGGTCGAGTGTTGACCGAAGTAAACCCATAAATAAAAAGAGGAACAAAGATGGAATTTTCTATTTCAATGGTTGAGGTATTTTTACTTGTTACGGCTATCCTATTTACATATGTAGGTAGGTATATGGCACGCGCTCAAGTCAAGGAAGATGTAGGTGAAATCGTTGAACATACCATAGATGGTTTAATTAAAGATGGTTACATCAAAATCAGAAAAAGACTAGATGGCGAAATCGAGCTTATAAAGGTAGACGATATATACAAATGAAATATATGATACTAGACCCAGATGAAGGAATTTTTCTGGGCACAACAAGAGAAGATCCAGAACAGATGTTTGGAGCGCAGCTTACTAAAGCTGATAGAAGATCTGGCCAAGCACGTATAGCATTGTTTTCTTCTCACAACATCTTTGATATTACCAAGGCCGTTGCCTTTTTAAACGAAGAAGATGCTATCAAATATATGAATACATATATAAAACGAAGATGTCCGAAGGCCCAAGTGGTACCGGTCTATTCAGAAAATCACAAAGATAAAGAACCATATGTTGATGTGGTAGATATAGTAAAGTCAGGATATGGAGAATTTGCTTGGGATCTTATTGATGCCATGCCTATGCCAAGTCAATATTTTCATTAAAAAAGTAAAAAAACTTGAAATAAAATGAAATTAACCGTTGACAATCCTTTTCGAATAGGTTATATTGTTTATATAAGGTAAAACAAAAAGGAACCTATATAATGACAAATCAAGCTGTAGCATACTGGATCGAAACTCCTCTTACAAAAGTAAACGCATTAATCGCTGAATATCACGGTTATGCTAAAGAAGAGGAAATGAAAAACTATGCTAATGAAGAGCTTCGTGATGAAGTATCTTCTCTTGCTGAGATGTATAACGAAGACGCAAACGACTTTATGCAAGCGCTATCTTACTTCCGTCAATCTGATTCTGAAGCACTTTCACAACATGTTCAATTCATGGATACTTCACCACGTGAATCGTTGATTGAAGCTTTCTTCCACGACTGTGGCAAAGACTTCGTTGAGAATGTTCTCGGCTATTCAATGCGTAACGTTTAATAGAAACATAAGGAAAAATATTATGGGTACTGCAGCAAACATCGGCATTTATAATCCAAAAACAGATTCTATCGTCGCAAGCTATTGCCACTATGATGGTTATGTAGAGGGAGTTGGTAGAACTCTTGTTACATCTTATAACTCACAATACGATGCAGAAATCGTAGCTAAAGGTGGTTACCTTTCCAGTCTTTCAGATGATTACCTTGAGTCAAAAACAAACTCGGTAAATTCTGATGCTGCTATCGTATATGAAGACATTCAACACTTTTTGCAACAATCCTTTAACGATACAGGCGCAGAATACGCATACGTATGGGATGGCAATGTTTGGTTTGTTGCCACCGAAAACAAAGGGTTTGAAGAAGTTCAAATTAATTTGAAAAAAGTTGCATAAAACAGTTGACATTCCATCTAAGATGGTTTATATTAGTTTTATCAAATGAAAACAAACTAGGATATATATTATGGCACATAACATTGAAATGGTAAATGGCGAAGCACAAATGGCATACCGCGCATCAGCAGGTAAACCTTGGCATGGACTGGGCGTTCCAGTTTCAGACGACATGACTCCTCAGCAAATGATGGAAGTTGCAGGTCTAGACTGGGAAGTAGAAAAAGTTAATACTGTATATCGTCACAAAGGTGACATGCATGAAACCGGCCAACAAGCTTTGGTACGTTCAACTGATAGCAAAATTCTTACACAAGTTGGACCAGGTTGGAACCCTGTGCAAAACTCAGAAGCTTTTGACTTCTTTACAGATTTTGTAGCAAATGGCGACATGGAAATGGATACCGCCGGTTCCTTGAAGGACGGTCGTTTAATCTGGGCTTTGGCCGATGTTAAAGATGGTTTTTCATTATTTAACGGTGACGAAGTAAAAGGCTATTTGCTTTTTTCTAATCCTCACCAGTACGGTAAAGCTATCGACATCAAGTTTGTTATGGAACGCGTAGTTTGCAATAACACTTTGGCTGTAGCTTTGAACGAAAACAATCGTGTTGGTGTTCGGATTAACCACCGTTCTCAATTCGATGCCGACAAGGTAAAAGAAATTCTTGGTATTTCACACAATAAAGTTGGCCAATTTAAAGAAGCAGCAGAGTTTCTTGGTTCCAAACAGTACGACCGTGAAAAGCTTATCAAGTATTTTGGTAACATCTTTGGCGAAAGCAGCCGTGATAACAAAGATCTTTCACGAACAGCTGAACAAGCTATGGGTTATGTAGAAGACCAGCCTGGTGACAACTTCCGTCCAGGTTCATGGTGGAATGCATACAATGCTGTTACCTACATGACAAACCACAAACTGGGTCGTTCGGCTGATACCCGCATGAGTTCAGCATGGTTTGGTGGTAACGCAAACAAAAACATCAAAGCCCTAGACTTAGCACTAGAAATGGCTGATGCGTAAAAACAAAATCACAGGAGATTTTTAAATGAAAATATTAATCTTCGGCTTGCCAGGTTCTGGAAAGACCTGGCTGGCTGAACAACTTCAAGCGCGACTAAATTGTGCTTGGTTTAATGCAGACAAAATTCGCGAAATGGCAAATGACTGGGAATTCAGTGAGGCTGCTCGTTTACGTCAAGCTTATCGTATGAAAGGAATTGCTGATTACGAAAAGGAAATGAAACGAACTGTTATTTGCGATTTTGTTTGTCCACTTGAAGAAACTCGTGAAATCTTCGATGCTGATTATACGGTGTTTATGGATACTATTAAGGAAGGACGGTTTGGTGATACAAACAAAATGTTTGAAAAACCTTCAATAGTAAATTATCGTGTATCTAAATGGTACGATGATACAGATGAAACTCTAGCTAATGCTATAGAACGGCATATAAGGATGGAACATAATGTTTGACTATAAAAAACCAACAGTACAAATGCTAGGACGTTGGCAACCATGGCACGATGGTCATACTGAATTATTTAAACGTGCGCATTCAATTACCGGCCAAGTCGTTATTATGATACGTGATGTATATCAATTTGATGGTGATGCTGGTGCAGGTCGTACTGCTAAGCAAGACGATAATCCTTTTGGTGTTATTGATGTTATTGCTAATATTGAAAAAGGCTTAGCTGAACATGGATATCGTAACGGATATGAATACATCATTTTAGAAATGCCTAATATTGTAGATATTAGTTATGGGCGTGGTGTAGGATATACCTTTACTGAACATGATCTAGGTAAAGACATTCATGATATTAGTGCAACTAAAATTCGCAAACAAATGCGTGAAGAAGGTAAACTATAATGGAAGCACCAGTTTATGAAAAAGGCTACCCAAGCTACGAAGCCGTTAATGGTATGGGAGATTTGAAATTTACAACAGCAGGAGATTATTTAATGTCACAGAATCCAACAACATCAGTAACCGCTGATCAACTACGCGCTTTTATTGAACGCGTAGAAAACTTAGAAGCTGAAAAAGCTGCAGTCTCTGACCAAATTAAAGAGGTAATGGCTGAAGCTAAAGGCCAAGGATACGAAGCAAAAATCATTCGTAAAATTGTTTCAATTCGAAAGCGTAATCGTGACGATGTTGAAAACGAAAACGCAATGACACAACTTTACATGGATGCATTGGGTATGTAATGAAACCAAAAGACAAAAAAGATTTGGCAATTATGCAAAGAATGGCTGAACTTACTCAGCCTATTGATAGACAAATCATGATGTGTGACGATGAAAATGAAGTTCTTATGTTAGCCTCAGCAATGTTAACAACAGCCATAAGAATTTTTGATGAGCAAATCACAGAAGATGGTCGTAATCATATTCTTATGTCATACATTACAGAATAAAAAAAGGCCACCCGAAGGTAGCCTTAGTTTGTAGATGGGAGAGGTTAAACCCTCTCCCTTTTTTGTTATACTTAGAAGAGGTTTGAAACCAAAACTCTACGGTAGTACTGGTTAGTATTGTTGGTAATTGCACCATCGTTTGCAGCAGCTGAGCCACGAGCGAATGGGTTAGCAACCATACCGTAACGAGTTTTAAACCCGATTTTTGGTTGGAAGCTGTTTTCACCAACGGCACGAACCATTTGCAACGGTACATATGGGCAATAGAAGAGGCCTGCATCGAATGCTGAAGAACCTTTATAACCTACAACCATATAGTTAGCGCCTGCATATGGGTCGATGTATACTTTGTAGCGACCGTTAAGTACACCGGCGAAAGTGTTACCTGTGTCATCTACTTGTAGTGAGTTAGAGTTAAGAGCTGG